GCTCGACCCCGACTAGGAGGTAGCCATGGCCAGTACGACCTTGAAAGAGCTGCGAGCGCTCTGGAAGAGGCACAAGGAGATCCAAGCGGAGATGCGGGCTGCGACGCCGCTCCGCACGAAGCAGATTCAGAAGGAGGGCCGGGACAACTGGGCGGCGCTGACTGCGGCGCTCGACTCGCTCCTGGACTAGCCCCCCGGTGTTCCCCCCGGCCTACTTCCCGGTCGCGTACTTCCCGCCGGAGTATTTCCCCCCGGGCGCGGAGGTCGTCCAGGAGGTCATAGACGCCCTCCTGGGACTGGTGTCGGTCGCCCCGTCGCTGGGGGCGTCGGCGGAGGTCGCGGCCTCCCTGGCGGTCCTGGCGGCCCTGCAGAGAGCCTTCTGCGACGAGAGGGGGTCCGCGTGCCCGTCGCTTGACAGCAGCAGCGCCGTCACTCAGTCTGACCTGGACGGCGAGGCCAGCGTCGAGCCGTCGCTCGACTAGGAGGGAGCAGTGCCCCACTTCGAGGCGTTCGTCGAGAACTCCAACCTCGTTACCCTGTCGAACCTCAAGCGGGCGTCGACCGGGGCCTTCGTCAACAGCGCCGTCGTGACGGTGGAGGACGTGCTCGACAAGAAGGGCCAGCGGGTCGACCTCCAGGACACCAGCGTCGACTACCCGCTCTCCATGCCTCACGTTACCGGGTCCAACGGGACCTACACCGTAGACCTCCCGCCGTCGCTCGCCATCGTCGCGGGGAACAGGTACAAGGTCGTCGTCAAGGCGCTCTTCGCGGGGCTGACCCTCAAGACTCAGATCAACTTCGTGGCGGAAGTTCGCGACGCAGGGTAGCCCCTTGCCCGCGCGCTGAGGCGGTGGTAGTCTGCCCTCGCCCGCTGGAGCAAGGAGGTTCTGTTGGCCGCCCCCAAGATCAAGATCGCCGTACCCGTGGTCAAGGGCGTCTCGCCCAAGACGCTGGTTGCGTACGAGCGCAACCCGCGCCGGAACGACGACGCCGTAGACCGCATGGTCTCCGTCATCGAGGAGTTCGGCTTCCGCGTGCCGATCCTGGTCAAGAAGAAGGAGGTCGTCGACGGGCACCTCCGCCTGAAGGCCGCCCTCAAGATGGGTCTCGCGCAGATCCCCGCCATCGACGTCTCGGACATGCCGGAGGACAAGCTCCTGGCGTTCCGGCTGATGATCAACCGCTCGGCGGAGTGGGCGGACTGGGACGACGCGCTGCTGGCGGGCATCATGGCGGAGCTTAACGCGCTCGACGCCGACCTCGCGCTGACCGGCTTCGAGCCGGACGAGATCTCCGGTCTCCTCAAGTCCCTGCCCGACCACGGGGCCTTCCTGGAAGGCGTCGGAGACGGCGAAGACGACGGCGAGAAGTCGGGCGTGATCCCCCCGACCAACCTCGTGCAGGTCACGTTCACGATGGGGATCGCCGACCGGGGCTGCGTCCTCGACGCGCTGGAGCTGGAGCGCGGCGAACGCGGCCTCAAAACCGCCGCCGAGACGCTGGTCGCCTGGGCGAAGGACCGCGTCAAGAAGCAGGCAGCCTGAGAGGAAAGTCCCTTGAAGTACTTCGACGAGCCGGGGCACGGCTTTCAAATCGACGCGCGAGACACCATGTACCCGTCGCTCATGACGGTTCTCGCGGGCGACGTCCAAGACGTTGGCGACAGGTGCTCGACGACCTACGGCTTCGTCGTCGCGGGGCTGTTCACCGTGTCCTCCCGGGAGGGCACGTTTCAGTTCGAGGCCGAGGGGGGGTCCTTCTTCGCCGCGCCGGGGGCCTCAGTCGTCACCGCGCGCGAGCCGGACGGCAAGGTCGTGCTGATCACGCGCTGGGGGTACAGGGCCATCCCTCACTTCGGGGTGCTGGAGAAGAAGGGCCGCCTGTCGTACATCGACGGCTGCTCGGACAGCCTGCTCGTCCCGCCGCAGCGCCTCGGCGACCCGTGCCTCAACCACCTCCACTTCCCGACCGACATCCTCCAGCGCCAGCACACGCACCCCTCTATCAGGATGGGGGTCGTCGTGCGGGGCAGGGGCGTTGCGTGGCGCGGCAAGCGCGGCGAGGTAGAGGACGTCGCCGCCTACGTTCGCGACGCGCGAGACGAAGGCAACCTCGTCTGGTCGCACGAACTGCACGCCGGGGGCGTCTTCATGCTGGAGGAGCAGGAGCTGCACTCCTTCGCGACGCGAAGCGACGAGGGCATGGACATCGTCGCCTTTCACCCCGACAGCGACTGGGGGCCGACCGACGAGACTCACCCGATGCTCAACCGGACCCATCTTAAGTGACGCCGTGGCGGTCCGTAAGAAGCAGGGCGCGTCCCAGGAGGAGTGGCTCGGCGCCGTCGCTCTAATCAAGGCGGGGCATCGCCCTCCCGCTCTCGACGAGAAGGTAGCCCTCGCCGTCGGGCGCATACGGCAATGGTGTTGCGGCAAGAACGCCGCCGTCTCGTGGTCGGGGGGCAAGGACTCCCTGGTCACCGGGCATCTCGCGGAGACGGCGGGGGTCGCGCGCAAGTTCATCGTGCTCTCCGACCTCGAGTACCGCCCCTTCGTCGACTGGCTGGCGGACAACACGCCGGACGGGCTTCGCGTGGAGCGCACGCACCAGGACTTGGAGTGGCTGCGCGACCATCCGACCATGCTGTTCCCGACCGACGCGGCGACGTCGGGGCGGTGGTTCTCCGCCGTCCAGCACCGGGGGCAGCGCCGCTTCTTCAAGGACTACGACATGGACGTCCTGCTCCTCGGTCGGCGGTGGGCTGAAGGTAACTTCACCGGGAAGAGGCCGGGGGAGATGATCTACGAGAACCGGCAGGGCGTCGTCCGGGCGTCACCCGTCGCGGACTGGACGCACGAGGAGGTCCTGGCCTACCTCATTCACGACATGGCCGCCCCCGTGCCGCCGTTCTACTACTGGCCGCGCGGCTTCCGAGTGGGAACCGGGCCGTGGGCCAAGCGCAGGCCGGGGGACGGCCAGACGCGGGACGACATGTGGGAGGAGATCAAGCAGATCGACCCCGAGATCTTGGAGAGCGCGGGGCGGTACTTCCCCGAGGCGAGGAGGTGCTTGTGACAGAGGCGACGGAGGTCAACCCGTTCTACAGGACGATCAAGCCGACCGGCAACTACGACGTGCGGGAGACCGAGGAGGACGTGCTGACGCTCGCCCGCGCCCGCGCCCGCGAGGCATTCAGGCAGTTCGACACCATCGCGGTCATGTTCTCCGGGGGCAAGGACTCGACCTGCGTCCTGCACGTCGCCCTGGAGACCGCCGAGGAGGTCGGGCGGCTGCCGCTCAAGGTCTGCTTCTACGACGAGGAGGCGATCCCCTACCAGACCGAGGAGTACGTCCGCGAGGTCGCCGGGTGGCCGGGCGTCGACCTGGAGTGGTGGTGCCTGCCGGTCAAGCACCGCAACGCCTGCTCGCGCCGGTCTCCCTGGTGGTACCCGTGGGCGCCCGAGGCGGAGCCGCTGTGGGTTCGCCCGCTGCCGCCGGAGGCGATCACGCCCGAGGACGCGCCGTGGTGCGACTGGTCGCCGGGCGCCCGGCTCGATACAGTGACCGCGACGCCGCTCCGCTTCGACCCGGAGACGTTCGGGTCGGTCGGGCTGATGATGGGGATACGGGCGCAGGAGTCCCTCCGCCGCCGCCGCGTGCTGAGCCGGACGTCGGCGGAAAACTACGTGCAGGGCGGCTTCCGCAACGTCCGCAACGTCTACCCGATCTACGACTGGCGCACGACGGACGTCTGGGCCGCGCCGCGCAAGTTCGGGTGGTCCTACAACCGCGCCTACGACGCCATGGACAAGGCGGGCATGGCGCCGCACAGCCAGCGGTGCAGCCCGGCGTTCGGCGAGGAGCCGCTGGAGAGGTTCTGGACCTACCAGTGCTGCTTCCCGGAGATCTGGGGCAAGATGACCGCGCGGGTCCCCGGGGCCGCCGCCGCCGGGCGCTACGCGCGCACTGAGCTGTGGGGCTACGGCGGGTTGCCGCCGAAGCGCGAGGGCGAGACCTGGATGGAGTTCGTCCGTCGCATGGTCGAGAAGTGGGACGAGCCGGAGCGGTCCGTCATCGCGGCCAGGATCAAGCAGATGATCGGGCAGCACTACCGCAAGACGTCCGACCCCATCCTGTCGACGGCGATGCACCCCTTCACGGGGGTCTCCTGGACCTACCTCGCGCGGCTCGCCTTCCGGGGCGACCTGAAGGGGCGCAAGACGCCCAACATGGGGCACGGCCACGACGACCGCGCCTGGAAGAAGTACCGCGAGCTGCTCGCGGTCGAGGGACGCAGAGGAGGACAGACGTGAGCGTGCAGGATCAACCGCTCTGGGCCGTCGGCTGGGAGAAGCGAGGCGTTCTCAAGGCGAACAACTACAACCCGAACTTGGTCGCGCCGCCGGAGCTGGAGCTGCTCAAGCTCTCGATCCTGGAGTCGGGCTGGACGCAGCCCATCGTCGCTCTCGAAGACGGCGAGATCGTCGACGGCTTTCACCGCTGGACGGTCGCGGAGGACCCCGAGGTCGCGGCGCTGACGGGAGGGCTCGTCCCCGTCGTCCGGCTGCGGGGCGTCACGCGGGAGCACCAGATCGCGGCGACGATCAGACACAACCGCGCGCGCGGCGTCCACGCGGTCCTCAAGATGGCCGACATCGTCTCGATGCTGATCGACGAGCACGGCGTCGCTCCCGAGCGGGTGGAGGCGATGCTCGGGATGGACTTCGAGGAGGTCGACCGACTGTCGGACGCCTCCGGGATGCCCGCTCGGGCGGGGGCCGGGGAGTTCGGCAAGGGCTGGACCCCCGACGTGTGAGCGGGGCGCGCATGACGGTCACGTTCGAGAGCAACAACCGGGAGGCCCCCGTCGGCGAGCTGAGGACGCTGCTGTCGACGGGCGGCAAGAGCCCGCTCCCTGTGGACGTCGAGACCGTCCGGGCGCTCGCCTTCACGATGTGCTCGCGGGAGGAGATGGCGCACTACCTGAACGTATCCCCGGCGACGCTGACCCGGCGGCTCCGCGAGGAGCCGTGGCGGTCGGCGTTCTTGAGGGGCCGGGCGCAGGGGCGCATCCAGGTGCGCCGGAAGCAGTTCGATCTGGCGAACAAGGGGCACGCCGGGATGCTGATCTGGCTCGGGAAGCAGTACCTCGGGCAGCGGGACGTTCACCACATAGCGTCGTACGACGCCGACGAGATCCTGGACGAGGACGTGGTCGAGGTGCGCTGGACGGAAGTGCACGAGGCGGAGCTGGAGGACCTGCGGACCAAGCTGGTCGACGTCGACTACGATGAGGTCTCGGACGATGATCCAGCAGCGTGACGTTGAGAGGGCGACCGCCCTGCTCCGCGACACGACGGACGTCGCCGAGGAGATCCTCGACCAAGTCGCGACGATCAGGACGCTGTCGGGCCGCTACGTCTACTTGGTCGACGTGCTGGAGAAGCTGGCCGGGTCCGCCGCTCGCAGCAGCAAGTACCTCCACGAGCCCGTCGGCGTCCGCGAGTTCGTCGAGTCGGACAAGTTTCTGAACAAGAAGGGCGTGCTGTGGCCGGAGGTCATGAGGTGCCTCGAGGAGCTGGCGCACGGGCAGTACGAGCAGATGGTCGCGACGGGCGGCATCGGCACGGCCAAGACGACGCTCGCGCTCTACGCGATCATCTACGAGTTGTACAAGATGCTGAGCCTGCGCGACCCCCATGCCGAGTTCGGGGGGGAGAGCCCCCTGGACCCGTCGACGGAGATCGTGCTCATATTCCAGTCCATCAGGGAGCGGACCGCGCGGGGCGTGGACTTCAACCGCTTCAAGTCGATGGTGGAGATGTCGCCCTGGTTCAGGAAGAACGCGCCGTTCGACCCCAGGGTAGAGAGCGAGCTGCGCTTCCCGCGCAAGATCAGGCTGCGCCCGATCTCCGCGCTGGAGACGGCGGCCATAGGCGAGAACGTCTTCGGCGGGATCATCGACGAGATCAACTACATGGCGCTGATCGACAAGTCCTCCCGGGTCGTCGGGGGAGGGCTCTACGACCAAGCTCAGGCGGCGTACCAAGCCATCGCCCGCCGTCGGGAGTCGCGCTTCATGCACCAGGGCGACCTGCCGGGCCTTCTCTGCGTCGTCTCGTCGTCGAAGTACCCCGGGGAGTTCACCGAGCGCAAGAAGGCGGAGGCGAGGGTGAACCCCCGGATTTACGTCTACGACAAGCGGGTGTGGGACGTGAAGCCGAAGGGGACGTTCACCGACGAGAGGTTCCGGGTCTTCGTCGGGCACGAGGCGCGGTCGCCTCGCGTGATAGAGCCGGACGAGGAGGTGCCCGAGAGGGACGCGCCCTTCGTCATCGAGGTCCCCGCCGAGCTGGAGCACGAGTTCCGCACCAACATCTACGACGCGCTGCGCGACATCGCGGGCGTAGCCAACCGCGCTCAGCACCCCCTGATCGCCTCGCCCGAGGTCGTCCGGGGGTGCTTCGGGAACCACGAGTCTATCTTCAGCGCGGAGTGGTGCGACTTCGAGACGGCGGTCGCCGACCTCGTCCTCGACAACGTCGTCCATCCCGGCGAGCCTCGCTACGCGCACGTCGACCTCGGGCTGACGGGAGACTCCGCCGGGGTCTCCGTCGGGCACGTCCCGTTCTTCGTGCCCGTCGTGCGGGGCGAGGACGAGGAGGTTCTGCCGGTCATCTTCTACGACGGGCACCTGGAGGTCCGCGCGCCGCCTGGCGGGCAGATCTCCTTCGAGGACGTCCGCTCGGTCTTCTACGCGCTCCGGGAGGAGGGGGTCGACCTCAGGTGGGTGAGCTACGACTCGTGGCAGTCGACCGACAGCCTGCAGATCCTGAAGGCGAAGGGCTTCAAGGTCGGCACGGTGTCGATGGATAAGACGTCGGTCCCCTACGACGTGCTCAAGCAGGCGGCGCTCGACGGCAGGGTGCGCGGCCCGGCGCACGAGAAGGCGCAGCGGGAGCTGTCGAAGCTGGAGTACGACCGCAAGACCGGCAAGGTAGATCACCCCCCGCAGGGGTCGAAGGACCTGTCCGACGCGATGGCGGGGGTCGCGTACGGGCTGACCATGAGGAGGGCTATATGGGCGCGGCACAAGGTTCCCGTCAGCAAGCGGCTGGAGGAGGCCGCCAAGAAGGCCGGGGGCGGCGGGGGCAAGGACTAGCGGTCTCGAAGGTCGTCCCGTTCAGGAAGGAGGGGCGCTTCTACAAGGCGGGGGTGCCGTACGAGAACGTCCGCGCGCTGGCGGAGGACAACCCGGCGGTCGTCGAGGGCAGGACCGTCTTCCCCAACCGGCAGGTGTGGCCGGGGGTCGCGCCCCGCGTCCTCAAGTCGGGGGCTTACAACCGCAAGATCGGGTCCCGCGTCGTCAAGGGGCCGTGGGCCGGGATGCCGATCTACACCCTGACGCTGGAGGAGCGCGCGACCTGCCCCCGGTCCTGTGACCACTGGCGGGACTGCTACGGGAACCACATGCAGTGGCCGGACCGGCTGATGCCCGGCAGGGCGCTGGAGCACAGGCTGGGCCGGGAGCTGCGCGACTACGCGCAGCGCAACCCGGGCGGCTTCGTCGTCCGGCTGCACGTCCTGGGGGACTTCTACTCGGTCGACTACGTCCGGCGCTGGGCGTCGTGGCTCCGGCGCTTCCCGCAGCTCCGCGTCTTCGGCTACACCGCGTGGCCGCCCGACACTCCCGTGGGGGCTCTGGTCGCCGACGTGCGCGACAGGTGGTGGGGGCGCTTCGCCGTGCGAACGTCCGGGGACTACCCGGAGAAGGCCGCCAGGACGGCCTACAGTCCCATAGAGGCGCACATCATGGGCGAGACGGTGTGCCCGGCCCAGACGGGCGGGACCGAGGGGTGCGGGACCTGCGGGCTCTGCTGGCACTCCAAGAAGAACGTCGTGTTCCTGGCTCACTGACAGAGGAGGACGAGATGCCGAAGCACAGGTGGAAGGGCGGGGGGCGGACCGCCGGGGCGCCCGCCGACGAGACGTGGACCTTCCCCGACGAGGGCAGGGCCGCGATGTTCA